AATATCCATTTTGATGTGCCTCTTGCGATTGACGCAGAGGTTGGCAAGTCTTTTGGTGATGGTAAAGAAGTTCAGTTTGAAAATGGAGTCCCTGTATTATGGAAGTAAAACATATATTATATAAAGGTTCAGTTGAATTGATGAGCCACACAGAAGACGGAGATTTACTAGTAGTAAATGCAGCGAGGTGTTCCTTTGATAAAGAACATGAGAGCTATGATCCTGATAAAGACGGGAAACTTATCAACTACTTGGCAGAACATGGACACTTTCTCCCGTTTCGCCACCCTGTATGTACTTTACGCATCCATGCTCCTCTTTTTGTACTGCGTCAGTTAGGTAAGCACCAAGTAGGGTTCTCTTGGAGTGAAGTATCAAGACGGTACATTGATTCTGACCCAGATTTTTATTACCCTATGGCTAACGAGTGGCGGGAGAGACCCCTCAACATAAAGCAGGGGAGTATAGAAGGGGGTTTATCAAATGATGACGCTATTCTTGTAGATGATAAGGTAGATGCTCTTTATTGTAAGGCAGCAGCTACCTATAATACAATGCTTGAGCTAGGTGTCTGCCCAGAACAAGCTAGAATGGTTCTTCCTCAAGCTATGTTTACCACAACGGTTACTACAGGCACCCTCCTCGGGTGGCATCACCTATATAAACTTAGGACAGAAGAGCATACTCAATGGGAGACACAGGAGTACGCCAGGGCTATTGGAAAAATTATGTCTGAATTGTTTCCTATTAGTTGGGATGCATTATGTTATCATGAGGAGATTATTTAGATTAATAAAGGCTGTTTACTGCTGGGCCGTTGGTGGTTGCCGTGTATCTTACTCGGCTGAAGATCGTATGCAAATTTGTAAACTCTGTGAGCATTTCTCCTCAGGAAAATGTTCTCTTTGTGGGTGCGTATTAAAATATAAAACTAAGATGGAGACTGAAAGGTGTCCGATAGATAAATGGTAAGAAGTATGAAAACTCTTGTAATTGGAGACTTGCATTTCGAGGACAAGCCTGTAGGGTTGCTTGCTGCTCAGAAGAAAGCCGTACTCCAAATTTGTAGAGATAATAACAATTGTTCTAAGGTTATATTTTTGGGCGACCTTATGATGCACAGGAACCCAAGACCCGCAGTACTACTAGCCTTGAAGGAAGTGATGGATGAGGTGAGCAGGACAAAACAGGTTTTTATCCTACGAGGGAACCATGATAGTGTAAACAAGTCCGATGATGGAGTTACTGCTTTAACTCTCTTAGAGAGTGACATGATAAAAGTAATAACCCATACTTACATTGATAACCTAAATAAGTGGGTGTTTATCCCACACTATGAAGATGAACAAAAAATTAAAAAGGAACTTACTTCTGCCCCTGAGGGTTATACTGTGTTCGGTCACTTTGGTTATTATGGGGTGCTTAACTCTGCTGGGGATGCTGATTTTAGCTTGTCTATATCCGATTTTAAAAACCCTACAATTCTTGGGCACATTCACAAAGAAGGTAGGAATGGATCAGTCTCCGTCCTCGGAACCCCCTACTCTACAAACTTTGGAGAAGCTGGAAAGGACTGCTTCTACGGGGTACTGGACGAAAACAGGCTGGATAAGTTACCCTCCAGGTGGGGACCGAGACACTTAGTTATAGACTATGACAATGTAGAGGATAATCTGGATTGGATTAATGATGAGGGTAATGGCACATACTTTACTTTACTAAGAATTAATATCAATACAATTGATGAAGATCAAGACCGCATAGCAGACCTGTGTGATAAACTAGAGGTTGGATCTATTGAGGTTAAGTATAAACCCTTATTGGATGACAAAGAAGAGTTTGAAACTGATGGCAGAGAGTTTACAACTGCCCTCAATGATGAGTTAATTGATTACTATATTAACTCAAGTAAAACAAAGATTAATAAAGAAGATCTCCTTTCTGGATTGAAACTGATTCATGAAAATCAACAAGATAGAAATTAATAACTTTTACTCTATAAAAAATGTTACATTAAACTTTGATAAGTATAAAGGCATTGTTTTAATTGAGGGGAAGAATAAGGATACAAAAGGCAGCAACGGATCAGGCAAGAGTGTTTTAGTTGAAGCTGTAGTATGGGGTCTCTTTGGTAAGACTATTCGCAAGTCTACTGAAGAAGCTTTAATTAATAACAAGGTGAAGAAGGATTGCTCTGTTAAAATTACGGTCAATGATGATATTGTAATTGAGAGGGGCAAGAAGCCTGTATTCTTACGCTTGCATAAGGGAGACAAGGAGATCACTAGAGACAATGCATTGAATACTCAAGCATTTATTGATGAGCTTCTCCAAACAAACTATAAAGTATTCTTAGCGTCTACCGTGTTCGGGCAGCAAAATAATATTGAGTTCATCAACGCTACCCCAGAGGACAAGAGAACTATCATTAAGAATTTCCTGAACTTGGATGATCTGTTTTCACTTAGGGAATCTGTTAAGCATTTGAAATCCCAATTCTCCCAGACGGTCAGAAAGCAGGACGCTATTATTCAGGAGCATGAAAAGAGCATAAAGTCCTACGATAGTAAATTAAAAGTCCTAAATAATTTACGAAAAGAAGTAGAGGGGGTATATGATGAGTCTACCTTATCCCTATCTCTTCCTGAGGTTATAAAGCTAGAGAATGATAACACCTCTATTGATTGGAAGATAGCAGCTTCTAATAAGGAGATTGGTGCGTTAGAAGATAGGATCTCACACCTAACTTCTAAGTTACATGAGCCCGAGAAGCGTGATTACTGTGATGTGTGTGGTCAACCTGTCGATGCTCCGTTTCATCCCAAAAGACTTGCGCTTGAAATAGAAGAGTGTAGGGGGTATGTTATTGAACATGAAGCAGATAAAGTAAAGTACAGAGAAGAAATAAAGGATGTACCCATTAGCTCTACTGAGTACCACCAAATCATTGAGTACAACCAACTCAAGAAGGAGGCTGAAACCTTTGAGGATATTAAGACTGACACCCTTGCTAAGATTCAAGAATCTCACGATGTTAAGCAGGAGTACAACAGTAAGTATGAGATCATGCGATTCTGGGAGAAGGCATTCTCTGAATCAGGTATAGTTAAATACATTATCAAGAATGTGTTAGATTACTTTAACGCTAAGGTAAACTTCTATCTATCCCACCTATCACAAGGCAAGTTTTTTATAGAGTTTGACGAGAGCTTGAAGGAAACTGTCACCCATAACAAGAAAGGGATCCAGTATATCTCTCTGTCTGGAGGGGAGAAAAAGAAGATTAGTTTGTCTGTCATGCTGGGGTTGCAGGAGCTTTTGAAGATTTCTCACAATCAAAAAACAAACCTCATGTTTTTCGATGAAGTTGCTGAAAATCTTGATCAAGAAGGGCTGGAAGGACTCTACATACTACTGTCTGAATTAAAGAAAGAGAAGAGTTTGTTCGTAATTACGCACAATAATTATCTCAAATCCCTAATGGATAATGCAAGGACCCTCACTATAATAAAGACCAACGGTATTTCTAGACTAACAGGAAAATAAAATGGTTAATACAACTCTAAAAGGCATAGGACAAGAAATTTTTGAAAGCAGGTACGCTTACCCAGGAGAAACAAAATGGTCAGAGAGAGCTAAAGTAATTGCCAAAACTGTGGCTTCCGCTGAGAGTGACGAGGACAAGGAAAAAATTGAGAAACTATTTTACGAATCCATTGGATCTGGTGATCTTATTCCTGGTGGGAGGATTATATTTGGTGCTGGTAGGAGTCGGGGTCATCATAATCTTCTCAATTGTTATGTTATTGTCCCTGAGGATAATGTGGATTCAATTGGAAAAACTGTACAGGATATGTATAAGATTTCTTGCGCTGGAGGGGGAGTAGGTTTTAATGTATCTAAGATTCGTCCTAAGGGAGATGATATTGGTAGCGTAAAGACCTCTGCTCCTGGGGCTGTGTCGGTTCTTCAAATGATCAATGAAGTGGGTAATCATGTACGAGCGGGAAAGAATAGGCGCACCGCTCTTATGGGCATTCTGAATATCAACCACCCAGACCTCATGGAATTCCTGAGTGTTAAGTTAGACAAGGGTGAGCTTAATAATTTTAATATTTCTGTAGCTATTACTAACCGTTTCCTTGAGGCTGTTGAATTTGGAGAGGATTGGTATTTTACTTTCAACAATAAGGAGTATCACTCCTTTGATATTGTAAGGAGGGGACCAGATAGAGTGGAGGGAATCCGAGTATTAGGATTTGATGAAGAGGATGCTTTAGCCCGTGCTGAAAATTTTTATAAGGTTGAGTGGGCCGATACTTTGGAGGTGGTGGGTCAAAGGGATATTAAAGCCCGAGAATTGTGGGATATGATCTGGAAGAATTCTGTAGAGTCTGGTGATCCAGGCATATATAATATTGATTTAGCCAATAAGTATACTAATGTTTCGTACTTTGAAAAATTGGATTCAACGAATCCGTGTGGTGAAATTTCCTTACCGTCTTATGGAAATTGTTGTCTGGGCAATATCAATCTTTCTAATATGGTACTTGATGATGGCCGTGATTTGGATTGGAAACGCTTGGCAAAGACTGTCAGAAATGGTGTTAGGTTTCTAGATAATGTCTTAACAATAAATACTTTTCCAACAGAAGAGTGTAAGAAGGTAGGAGAGCGTTCCCGCAGGATTGGGTTGGGGGTAACTGGACTACATTATATGTTAATTAAACTAGGCTTACGGTACGGTAGCGAGTCCTGCCTAGAATTTTTAGAAAGATTATTCAGTACTATCAGAGATGAAGCCTATAAGATGTCTATATACCTGTCAAGGGACAAGGCTCCCTTCCCAGAGTTTGATTATAAAAAATATCTTGAAGAAGATTTCGCAAAAACTCTCCCTGCTCGTATTAGAATGCTTATCAAACGACACGGGATTCGAAATGCTGTTATGCTCACTATTCCTCCTTGCGGCACTATCTCAATGCTCCACGGGGTTAGTTCAGGTATCGAGCCTATCTTTTCTGCTATGTATAACCGCCGTTATAGGCATAACAATATTTGGAAAGAGAAATTAGTTGTTGACCCGTTATTTCAAGAATACTATGACCAGGAAAAATCCCTCACAGCCTTCGTTGGAGCGTATGATGTACCTCCAGAGGACCACATCAAAGTACAGGCTACGGTACAGAAATTTATCGACTCCTGTATATCAAAAACAATTAATTTACCGAGTACTTCAACGCCTGAAGAGTTTTCTCAAGCCGCATTAGACTACGCTCCCTATCTTAAGGGGCTTACTGTTTACCGTGCAGGGTCTAAAGAAGATGAGCCTCTTAGAATTATCCCTTTATCTATGGAAAATATAGAAAAGCATATGGGATCTCAAGAGACAGAAGACTATGAGGTTAAGTTGCAAACAGGGGAGGCTTGTTCCCTCGCAGGAGGAGATTGTGGAGCCTGAGGAGTTTGAGAACTTGCCGACTGAGGATGACCCAAACTGGGAGGAATAAGAATGGCAACATACGAATGGATTTGTAGAGAGTGTAACATTTGGTGGGATAGGGAGTGCCGTTTCGGAAAGGCTCCTGATAGAACCCGTTGCCCTAAATGTGAAAAGCTATCAAATAGATACTGGCAACAAGAAGTTGCAATTTCCTTTAAGGATGATGGGACAGGAAACCAGAATAACCCAGGGGTCCAAGATTTCCATACGGTAAGACGCAGGTATCATAAGCATTTTAAGGAGGGTTACGATAAAGACTCAGGAAACAAGTGGCTTCACCAGAGTATTAAGAAAACCAAGGAAGCTACAGACGATGAATCTTTCCGTTATTTGTCTGCTAATGTTGACTGGGATAAATTCGCTGACTCAAGAGGGCTTAAAAAAGTGGGAGAGCGAGAGACTAGAAATAAGATAGAAAGGTCTAAAAAACTGACCGAAGAAGCCTATGATAGAGCGAACAAGATGGGCTATAAAGACATTGGTAGCACTAAACTAGATATAGCAAAACCCAACAAAAACAAACCAACTTAGCATGGCTTACGATTTTAGCGAGAACATTCAAAGGGGTATCCTTTACCTCTTGAAGTCTAATAAAGATTTCTATCTACAAATTATTAATCTGGTTCAGCCTGATTACTTTGAGTTCCCCTCTCACTCTAAGATCTTTAGTAAGGTCAAGGAGCATTATGAGAAGTACGGGAAGCTCCCGACTGATGATTTTATCATCCAGGACATTAAGCCCACGCTGGGTGCTAGGGAGAACGCATCCGACTATGAGGATGAGCTTTCTTACATTAATAATGTAGACACCTCTACTGTAGGCAATACTGAGTATATGCTAGACTTAGTAGAGGGGTTTGCAAAAAAGGAAGCGATGAAAGCAGCGATTGCTGATAGTATTTCGCTCATTAAGGAGAATAGGATTGATGAGGTTGAAGCTTTGGTTAGGAAGGCACTCCTCATTAATCGAGATGTAGATACGGGACAGGATTATTTTACTGATCTTGTAGGTCGTTGGGACCGTATCTTTAATAAAAAGAATGAAGTTAAGTATAAGACAGTCCTACCCTCAATTAACAAATCCCTAGAAGGTGGTTTGGGTGCCAAAGAGATGGCTATGGTTGTTGCCCCTCCTGGGGTGGGTAAGTCTCTGTATCTTGTTAATCAGGGAGTCCACTCAATGATTGAAGGTAGGAAGGTCTTGTACATCTCTCTAGAAATGAGTGAGGATAAGATTGCTCAAAGGTTCGATTCTATTATGACCTTGGTTCCTCAGTTTAAGCTGAAGGACCCAGCCAACCAACTCACCGTGAAGGAGCGGTTAGAAATGTTCCAAAAGGAATTCGCTGGAAGCCAGCTAGTTATTAAGGAGTTTCCCACAGGACAAGCTTCTATAAACACTATTCGTAACCTATTAGTTCAGTTAAAGAACTATGATGAGTTTGAGCCTGACCTACTGATCGTGGACTATCTAGAACTGCTTCGTCCTACTAGAGAGATCCAGCAGGAGTATCATGCTCAACAGAAGACAGCAGAGGAGCTTAGAGGGGTTGCTATGGAGTACAACTTCCTCGTCTGGACTGCTACTCAAACCAATAGGCAGGGCAGAATGGTTAAGGTTATTACAGACGCAGAGCTTGGGGATTCTTATGGTAAGATCAGGACTTGTGATTTCGCTATGTCTTTGAACCAATCCGAGGAGGAGTTTGATGAGGGTAAGATGAGAGCTTATGTTATTAAATCTCGTAATGGTAGACCTAGATTCATCGTTCCTATGGATGTAGATTACAGCGTTCTTCGAATGTCAGAGGGGCCTGAGGTTTTCTCAGGGGAGGCATCCTAATGGCTTTAGTATCTAAAAAAGACTATCCCGTACATCCTCTTGTAGTATATACAGGCATTAAGGTTTTTATCATCTTACAAAAACCCCTCACAAAAGACAACCTGTATGGGTGCGTAGATTTCCCTAAATCTCTCCTTACTATTGATCCTAACCAATGTATAGAAGATTATAAAGGAACTCTTCTACATGAAATTTGCCATATTGGGTATGAGCTTTATGGTTTGGGGGATGATGATGAAATGCCTCAGATTGGGAATGAGTTCCTCACCACCATTACTTCAAACATGATTCAACAATTAGCAACACTAAATAAAGAACTCTTTGCTTTTATTTTTGACATCCCTAAATAAGATAGGAGATTTTTTATGAAAGACATGACTCTGAATGATATTTTACTTAGACAGGACAGACCACTCTATTCTTTGTCTGTCTATAGGAATGGAGTATGGGGGTTCGCAGTTCCCACAACTCTGACAAAAACTTACAACCAACAACAGTTTTACCTGATGAGCGAGTCTTTTGGTTTGGTTAGAGCAGGGACTTCCAATCCAAAAATATTGGCTAGGAAAGGTTCCCCTGGGGATTATGTAGCTGTAAATCAGGATGGTTCATACACCCTAGTCACCGCCGCAGAATACAAGATGCTCTTTCCTGCCCCTAATTTAAACCCCCCCGAGATACCCAACAACTCAGACCAACTTAAAGATT